GCTTCATTGACCACGTTGCTCAGTGGGAACAAGACTGCCTAGAGAAAGTCATCCTTGACCAGATACAGGTCGCTAGAGAGAACTTCCAGATGGTAGAGCAAGTCTTAGTTGAGAACGAGAACGGGATTAAGCTCCCTGTTCAGATAACAGAAGAAGACCTTAAGGTTAACGCTGTTCTCTCACCTAAGGGCTCTCGTAGGTTCTCTAGAATGCTTCAGCAGTTAGCAGGCATTCAGAGTCTAGCACAACTTGCACCGTTAGTGCAGGGCCACCTAGACACTTATAACCTAGCTAAGGCATTAGAGGTATTAAGTGGACTGGATGACTTTAAGCTTGTTAAGCGTTTTGCAGCTATCCATGAAGCAGGTGAGTCACAGAAAGAGTCAGCTCTTGTTGAGCAAGATGTGGCTAACGATCTTTCACAACCTACCCCATTAGAGATGGGTATGATGGAGGAAGACATTGAGTAAGTACAAGGTACCAGCGGCCATTGCGCCGCTTTACCAAGAGCAGAGATCTGCTGATGAACGGACAAGACTCTTAAAGGGTTACCGGGATTGGCAAGAGAGTCGTTTCTCTAGGGCACACTATGAGTACCTTGAGCGACAGTATCAGAAGACCTTAGACGAGTATGTAAATGCCAGCTGGCTTACACGCTTCGCTCAGAGGAACTTTATAGCCGAGAATAAGGCTAAATTACAACTACTACGTAAACTCAAAGACACATTTTTGTGTGAGGAGATTTAATGGGAGACCATGCCCAAATGTTTCAGGAAACGCCTGACCAAGGCACAGAGGGATTTAAACAAGAACCTACCCACATGTTTGAGGTAGGTGGTCGTCAGTACTCAGCTGAGGACGCTAAGAAGAAGATTGAGAATGCTGACATGTTCATTGACACTCTCAAGTCTGAGAAGGATCAAGTAATGAGTCAGTACTCTACACTACAGGAAGAAGTTGCAGAACTACGCCGACAGCTAGACAACAGCCGTAAGCTTGAAGATGCACTGAAGCCTCGGGAGGAAACTCCCAAACAGACTGAACAGGAGCAGACCACGCACCAAGCAGTCGACGAAGCCGCCATCCTACGTAAACTACGAGAGGAGTTATCAAAAGAGAGTCAACAAGAGGTTCGCGCTAAGAATATGCGAGCAGCTATAGACTCTGCCTCTAAGAAATACGGCAGTGACTGGCAAACTAAGCTGACAGAGATGGGAGCAGAGTTGGGTATGGATCAGAAAGCTATCCAAGCGATGGCAGAGACATCACCCCAAGCGTTTGCACGACTCTTCGGCTTAACTGGTAAAGCTGCATCAGAGCCTTCCCCGTCAGGCTCCTCTACGCAGAGTTATCAAAAACCCGCTGACCCGGCACCTAAGTCGGTAATGTTCGGAGCCACCACTAAAGACTTAGTTGAACAGTGGCGTTACTCCGGTAAACAAGTAATGGAAGATTACGATCCAAATATTCACGTAATCCCTAAACGTAAATTCAAATAAGGTAATTAGAGATGATTAATACTCAAACTAACCGCTCATTCATTGAATCAGAGCAGTATAGTGATTTCATCTTACGAAATCTGCATGATGGTCTGCTACCCGGTAACTTCTACCGAGACGTATCTGATTTCGGAGAAGGTGAAACCCTAAACATCAAATCAATCGGTGAAGCTAAGGTCCAAGAGGTTGCTGAAGGCGTACCTCTGATCTACAACCCAATCGAATCTGGTAACATCCAACTGCAAATCACTGACTACATCGGTGATGGTTGGTACATCTCAGATAAGATGCGACAGGATGGCTCACAGATTGAAGCCCTGCTTGCAGCCCGTGCTCAAGAAGGTACCCGTGCACAACAAGAGTACTTTGAGACTCGTGCATTGGCTACACTGAACGCAGCACAGACTGATGCAGATCCTAACAACATCAACGGCTTCCCTCACCGTATTGCTTCAGCAGAGACTGATAACGTAATCAGCATCTCTCACCTGAATGCAATGAAGCTGGCTTTCGATAAAGCTGAGGTACCTTACGCTGGTCGTGTGGCCTTCGTAGACCCTGTAGTAGCTGCTACTCTGCAAGATAAGTTCCAAGGTACTTACAATGTAGACAGTAACCCAGCGATGCAGGAAATCCTGAATTCAGGTTTGATGCGTGATCACGACTTCATTATGAACTTCGCAGGCTGGAACATCTTCTCATCTAACCGTCTACCTAAGGGTGACTTCGGTGATGGCACTACCACCGTAACAGGTGGTGTGGCTAACATCTTCATGTCTATCCTAGACGACCAGACTAAGCCTCTGATGGTTGCATGGAGACAGATGCCTCGCACTGAAACAGAACGCAACAAGGACTTACAACAAGACGAGTACGTGACTACTTCTCGTATGGGCTTCGGTGCTCAACGTGTAGACACTCTGGGTGTTGTAATCACTTCAGCAACTAACTACTAAGGAGTAATTTATGAGTTACGAATCTAATCCTTCAGGTATCGGAGTTGGCAAGAACTACGGTGAGCGCGGCCTAGGCGGTGTTGACGGTTCTGTTAAAACTTACGGTGAAGAGAAACAACTGGTCTTCGAGTTCTCAGCGGACTCTAAAGACGATAACTACACTGCGGTAATCCTCCAAGATTACTTGGTAACAGGTCTGACCCTGTACGTATCTGAAGCCTTTGGCTCTGGCGCTACAGCAGACATTACCGTAGATGGCGGCTCAGGCCTGACTACTGACCTCGACTTGAACACCACTGGTGTGTCTCAACCAGCATTGACTGGCTTGACCAACACTTCAGGTTCTGGCCCTGTAGATGTAGTTCTGGATCTGTCAGACGCTCAAACTGCTGCTGCAACTTCTGGTAAAGCCAGCTTGGTTGTGAAGTACGTTTGTATCTAAATGATTGGGGACTTCGGTCCCCTCTCTTAGCTAAGGTATAAGATGAAATTAACACTCCTCGGGGTAGTTCAGAGCTACCTTAACAAGACAAGTGGCTTCTATGTAAACAGTATCTTTGACACTGACGAATCTCAACAGGTGGCTCAGATTGCTGAGGAAGTGTATTATTCCTTAGTACAGCGTTTCCGTGATTGGGAGTTCACTACTACAGTTACTACGCTGGACAGTGTAAGCGATACAACTAAGCCTAATTACTTACAAATCCCCTCCAATGTGCAAAGACTAAAAGATTGTACCTTGGAGTACAACAACTCAACTGATGATGTATCTGTGAGATACAGTCGTGTTGAGTATTTACCTCCAGAGTTGTTTCTGAAGCAGGTAAACAAACATAACGTCAGGGCTGACAACGCAGAGGTTGTAGAAGATCACAACGGCACTAAGTTTGTTATTGTTAACAACAAGTACCCAGAGTACTACACATCCTTTGATGGTAAGTACGTAGTCTTTGATTCATACCACAGCTCGTATGAGACTACATTACAAGCCAGCAAGTCAAGGGTAGTTTTGACAAGTGAACCGGTATTCTTACAAGCAGACGATTTCGTAATCCCTGTTCCAGAGCACATGTCAGAACTGTACCGAGATATGGTTATTGCTGAGTGCTACGAGCATCTCCTACAACAGCCAGCCCCACCTTCTACAACACGAAGGGTGGCAACAAGGGCAGCTACGGCCCAGCAACATGAACGCAAAACAGGTAGCATGAACAAGAGGAAAAGGATCTATGGTCGATAGTCAATACAAGGTAGAGCCTTACAAGACCACAAGTATGCTATGCATTCGAAATGTGAATGGGGGTCGAGTTCCAGCTCCCCTTAGCGGGACATTTACTAAAGAGGGTCTTGCGTTAGAGGCTATCCGGAGGTACGAGGCTAGTAAGCCTGCCAAGGTAGACTATACCCCAGTAAGTACTCCACTTATTGAGTTGGATAAACTCTCAAAGAAAGACAGCCTTCTGGAGTTCGCTGATATAATGGATATCGAAGTACCCGCGAGCATGAAGAATCCTGCAAGCATCAAGAAGCTTATTAAAGAAAAGTTAGAGTCTGAATAATGGCAAGAGCATCCGGTCAGAAAGAGTACACCCCTTTAATCAAGGGTCTTATAACAGAGGCAAGCCCTCTTAATTTCCCTGAGGGTGCTACAGCGGATGAACTTAACTTCACTGTAGACAAGGGAGGTATGCTACGCGTACGTCGTAAGGGTTTTGCAAGGACTTACAACTCCTTCACTGTTACAGGCGGAGATGCCCGACTAGAGAACATGGTCTACTGGCGTAAGTCTGGGTATGTGGTCCTTACGTACACTAACGATACACCTGAGACTTACTTGCGTATTCACGCTTTTGATGAAAACTTTACGATAGTTGATACCTTCAAGATAGCAGACTCTCGGTGTGAAACACAGCTGGCAGAGCTTACTGACTACTTACTGGTGACCCTCTCTAACGGAGAAAAGCCCGTACTGTTGAAGTACGATTCCGTTAATGATGAGATATCGGCTTATAACGTAGACCTGTACATTCGAGACTTTGAACTGGTTAGTGATGGGCTATCCCCATCAACAAGACCTGCTACATTGTCAGATAACCACGAGTACAACATCCTAAATGCGGGATGGTACGACTCCAAGAGAGACGAGACTACCTCAGGCAACCCTGTAGATCTTGCAACAGATATATTCCGCAGCAGCTTGGGCGTGTACCCTAGTAACGCTGATATCATTAGCGTAGGTATGACAACCAATGCCTCGGGTAACTACACATTCGATCCAGTGCTGGTAAGGGATGCTGGACTAGGGAACTCTTTAGCTCCTAGGGGTCACTACGTATATCCGATAGATAATATTGACAGAGACTCTAAGCTGGTTACCCCATCTGACGATGGAGCCCCTGATACAACGTTAACATCCCTGAATGTTACAGATACTTCAGGTACACCAACATACGACCCAGATGATCCGTCATCAGGCGAGGACTTACCTTTCGACCCTTACCCCGGAGGTAAGTACGGGTATGAACTTCCGTAGGAGAGACAATGGCTGTAGATAGCCCTAAAGTTACATATAAAGAGCCCTCAAGCTGTTGTGCAGCGTTTGGACGGTTCTTCTACGCATCAGAAGATGTCTTATACTTCTCTCAGGTAGTTATCACAGAGGATGACGCTGGAAGGTGTTATCAGAAGAATGACCCGACCAACGAAGTAATCCCGGACCTGTTAGATACTGACGGAGGGGTGGTTAATATTGAGGGTATATCCCAGATACGATCCTTGAAGCCCTTCCGTAGCGGAGTCCTTGTTTTCGCTGATAACGGTGTATGGTTTGTAGCCAACAGAGAGTCAGGGTTCCGGGCTACAGCCTTTTCGATAGAGAAGGTATCCGAGAGGGGTCTGAGAGGTAGACGGTCTATCGTAGAAGCTGAGAATAGTGTTTATTACTTCGCAGACAGCGGCATTATGCGTATATACTCTAACGAGTACGATGTCATGCTTGCGGAGGATATTACAGTAAACACCATTCGGTCGTACTTCCTTAACAGGCACGCAGGTACAGGAGCGAGTGGGGCCTACGATGAAGCCAACAAGCAGATTGTTTGGTGGAACCCAGAGCCCGGAGACTACGGCCTGATATACGACCTCGAACTAGGGGCTTTCTACCCTCAGCAGATGGGTAACCCTCTATGGCGTGTTGGTAGACTGATGACAGTCAACAACGCAGTCCTGTACCCTTCTTGGAGGCAGGGAGATGTTCCGGATAAGTTCTTCTATGCGTTATCTCAACTGGAGGCTGACGACTTTGACGACTTTGAGGTCGTTACTGATGCCTTCTTACTTACTGGGTGGGAGGCTTTAGGTAAGTTCGCTAACAAGAAGCGTGTTACACAAGCTAAGGTCTTCTTTAACAAGACAGAGACAACCATCACAGGTGTGGACTCTGACGGCAATTACGAGTTCGATGCACCCAGTGGATGTAGGTTCCAAGCTAGATGGGATTACGACAACTCAGCTGCATACGGAAAGTGGGTAGGTATAAATAGGGATGAAGAAGGTACTGGCAATATTGTTCAGCTGTACGACCCTCTGAGGAGAGGCTTCATACCTGACGAGTTCCCTTACACCTTCGACACAGGAGAGAGTATCATAACCAAGAAGCTTAACATCCGAGGACATGGAGACGCTGTACAGTTTCTCTTTGAAGCCGAGGATAACAAAGATCTTAGGTTATTGGGATACTCTGTAACATTCAATATGGGTTCAAGGTTGTAATGGGATTTCCGCTAGTTGAAACCCCTTACGGGGTCATAGAGGGTCAGGTGGTTGATAACCAACTTGCAATCCACTTTAAGTACTCCGGTGGCAAGTTTACTCCGGGATCTTATAAGGACTTGTTGCGAATCTGGGACACCTTTCTGGAGTCTTTGCACTTGTCAGGTGTTCCAGAGATCTTCACCATTATACCTAAGAGTGATAAGAAAACTTGTAAGTTTCAGACTATGTTCGGGTTTGAGCCCGTACACGAACAAGACGGCGTTATCGTCTACAGGATGGATACATCATGGGAGCATTGTTAGTAGGTGCCGCTGTAGGCCTTACAGGTCTCAGTATCTACAGTTCTGAGAAGGCCCGTAGCCAGCAAAAGAAGGCAACGAAGGCACAGAATAAGATACGTCAGGTTCAAGAATCAAGAGAACGCTTATCGGCTATCCGTGAGCAACGTATCCGCCAAGCCCAGATTATACAGTCTGGGGCCACAGGTGGAGCTCTGGACAGCAGCGGGGTACAAGGTGCATACAGTGCAACCGGTTCCGCTACAGCTGGTAACCTTCAGTTTATAAATACAATTTCACAGTTGCAACAGAACGTAGCCTCTCACATGAATAGAGCTAACGACTGGGCAGCTACAGCAAATGTTGCAGGACAAGCAGCTAACTTAGCGGTGACCGCATCCAGCTTCTCTTCTCCTAAGACAGGGGCTGGTCCGGGACCGTCAGATACAGGTAAACTATAATGGCAGAAAGAGCTACCCCAGCTACTCTAGAGAATATCGACGAAGTTGCAGCTGACCTGAAAAGCAGGGGCTACACTCTTGATGATATCCGTAAGGCTCCAGAGTTCATCTCTAGCCTAACCAAGGTTGTCCCTGACGGCTACGGTGGACAAGAGACAGCTTTCATGGATACCTTCAGAGGTTCTGAGGCTATCTCCCAACTGAGCGCTGCATTTGAGGCCCTAGAGTTTGCAGAGGCCGAGAAGAACAGCAAGTCAGGTAATACGATCCTAGATACTACGGAACACTTGCCTCACACAGAGCTTTTTGACCCTGACGAGACAGCTTTCGACTTGGATGCCATAGATAGCGTTATCCCTACTGTTGTACAAACAGACTTGGCAGCTAACGAGTTAGGTACCCTTGCAGGCGCATACCTAGAAGAAGATGCTCAAGCTCTCTCTGAGATGCTAAAAGCTGGGGATGATTCTAAGTACAGAGAAGCTATTGCAGCTATGGGGCAAGACTTCTACAATGAAGCCATGTTCCAAGCGGATCAGCGTATCACAGAGGCCCAGACCCCTGAAGAGGTCCAAAGAGTTATTGAGGAAACTAAGGTAACCCTTGATAACGGCTTCACGCCTATTAAAGAGTTCCGAAAGAACTGGGTAGTTAAGAATACGAATGTATCCCAAGATATGTTACCTCGTATTGATACGCTGGTTGCTGAGTCGTACATAGTTGCAGCTGAGGCCCTTAAGCGTGAACAGCAGTTGTGGAAGGACGCAAGTATCCTTAACGTCTTAGGTGACCTTGGGGAGATTATCCTCCCTCACGGTTTCGTAGAGGAAGAGGTCTTTAAGTTCAACAACGGTATGAACGATGCCCTAGATAAGATTGCTGAGGCAGGTTCTGTAGAGGAGCAAAAGGCTGCATTAAATGCGTTAGTTGACGACTGGGTTAACTCTGAGACTATGCTCCTGAGTAATAACAACTCCTTGTTCACAGCTGAACAGATCTCTTACCTGAAGGAATCCATCCTAGATGGAGGTCTGGCTCGTATTGATGGTCAGATTACAGATGCTCAGTTAGAGCGTCACGTAATGACTGGTATTAACGTAGGTTTTGGTGTGCTAGAGGTGGCAGGTATTAAGGGTCTGTTTAGATTCCTTAAGTCACGAGTATTCCCCACATCTCCTCAGTCTTGGGATATTGATGAAGCTCGAACCATCCTAGAAGGGGAATGGTTAGGCCCAGCAGGCACCTTAGCCACACAGGGTACAGAGCTCAGTACACGGTCTGCAACATCAGCTAAACACACACAGTATGTGATAGAGCCTCAGAAGCTCCTGAGAGACGACAGAGAGACTGGTTTGCTTGAGGTAATGGGTCAGCATGGGGTACCCCCTGAAAAGGCCGCTATGGAGCATATACCGACTCCTACGCCATACACTGACATAGGTTTCCCGGACAACTTCCAAGACCGTAGCAACATTACATCTTTGATACTGTCTGATGAATCCCTAACTACCATGGGTCAAAAACGAGCTATGGAGTTAGAGGAATATACTGGTGGTACCCTGAGAAACATCCCTAGTGCATCAGGGTTTAAGGCTGATGAAGCAGTAGAGGATAGCTTCGGCACCTTTACTTTCCTGTTTGGTAACAAAGACACCAAAGGCTTTGAGACTCAAGAGGCAGCTACCCGAGCAGCCAACGGTAACTTTATGGGGGAAGACTGGGAAGTTGTATCTAAGAATGGCCAGTACTACGTACAGGTTGAGCAGCGACACTACTTCGATCCTCTAAAAGATGTTACAGACTTTGGTGACAATACCGGAGTTAGGATGGTCAGTACTGCTTACCTTAACCCTTTACGCCAGTTGGGTGATGATGTACTCAAGGGCGTCTTTGCACTTAAGCAACAGAACCGGGTACTGAGTGGGGACCTAGAGAAGAAGTTACGTACATCGGTAACAGGTATGAACCCTAACGAAGCTCGTACAATGTACAAAGCTTTAGAGAAGGGTGAGAGCGAGATGGTAGAGTGGAACACCTACAGGGAGTTCCTAGATGCCAATGGCTTGGTACCATCTAAAACCTCTCAGAAGGTTTGGGAGAAGTACCGAGGCGTACGTGAAGTGATGAACGATGTTTACGAAATCCGTAACAAAGTCTTTACTTCAGCTAAACGTTCTCTGGGTTACAAGAATGTAGACCTAGGGGATGACAACTTTGAACTAGGTAGGAGAGTCTTTGGTGACGATGTAAAGAGCTCACATGTCTACGATACATCCAGACAAACGCTAGTATCCAAGGCAGACCTTCCTGAAGATGCTGTAGTTATGAAGCTGGATAACGCTATCGAGACCCCTGAGGGCTTACGTAGTTACATCTTAGTGCAGCCTGAGAAGGTTCACAAGCTTCCACCTAAGCTCCTTAATAAGCGTACGGGACATATAGACCGTATGTACAGAGATGCAGGGTGGACTGTTAAGACTACGAAGTCTCGTGTTGTTGATGATGTTACAGAGACATACGAGAGTACAACACATATTGTAAAAACTAAGAAAGAAGCAGACGCTATTGTTGCCAGACTAGTTGAGGATGATAGTACTCAAGCCAGATCTGTAGCTGCCAGAGAGAACTCAGATATAGATCAAATCTATAACGATACCAACTCTGTACAGTTTACCTATGGTGCTTCCCACACTAGAAAGCGTAACGACGAGTTACTACTAGGTTCGGACGGTGCTAGAGCACCTCTTCTAGATGTGGAGGATAGATTACAGGCTGCCGTACGTTCAGCTGGGAAGACATATGATGTAGACATTGTTAACTCGCTTAAGAGTCGATTCTACAACCACTTCTCAGATATGCTGCCTCAAGGCAAGGCTACCCCTTGGGATAATGACCTAGGGCGGATGGTTAAGGCTAAGAGGGACTGGACGGATGAGGCATACAACACTGCTAAACAGTGGCACAACTACATCAGAACGTTTGAGTCAATCGAGAACGGGAAGGTGTTTAAGGCTATTGATACAGGGTTGGCTGAACTGTCTAGGAATGCTTGGAAACCTGATACACAGGCTGTAAGCTCTAAGGTTCAGAAGTACACCTCACAAGTGTACATCGTAGGGGCACCTTTGTTCCAGATACCTCAGAACTTAACACAGCTTCTGTATGTAGGGATGCGTCATCCGATTAGTGGTACAGCTGCTGCTGCTCAGACTCCTTTTGTTATCTCACACTTAGCTGGGATAGCCAAGGACACCAAGCTTCTAAGTAAAGCCTTAGGTGTTGACGAAGCAGTAACCAAAGATCTCTTAGATACCATCAAAAAGAGTGGTCTTCTGGAGGTAGGTAGAGCGGATGACTTCCTCTCAATGACCCGAGCAGCTATGGGAGCGTCCTCTCGTACACAAGCTGGGAAGTTATGGGGAGGCGTTAAAGCTACGGCTGGTGCTCCTTTCCGGGTGTCTCAACTAGCTCAGGAAAACACTGTTAAGTTGGTTAACCTTGTAGCATACCTTGCAGAGTTTAACAAACAAGTGGTACGCCAAGGTAAGAAGTACAACAGTGCTACCAAGGCTAGTATCTCTTTTGAAGCTCAGAAGGTAACCAACACCCAGAACGGTATTGACCAGTTTTGGTATCAAAATAAAGCCAGTGTGTTCAGTACAGCTTTGCAGTTTGCACAGCACATGAACAAGGTGTTCTTCGATGTGGTAGCTGACCCTATTGTTAAGGTTGGCACACTAGGTAAGAAGAACCTTGGGCGTAGTAGGGGTCCCCTTTCAGAAACATTCGGAAGGGCTGCATTTACTCTAGGGACTACCATAGCTATCTTTGGATTCGATGGATTGCTTGGACAGGTTGCTGGTGGAGATGTAGAGGATATCCTACGTAAACGTTTCCCAGACGCTACTGACGCTGAACTGGAGTTCTTAGTTGAGGGTGGTTTCTTTAACACCATGATCAACGGAACGCTTAAATACGCTTTTGGTGGTGAAGGTGCTGGAGACTTTACAGCTCGGATGGGACCAGCGGGTTTTGCTGACTATATCAATGACAAGATTGTGAATGACTTTATGACCTTGGATATGGCAGGACCAGCCGGTAGTGCAGTAAGCAAGCTGGTTGATTTTGGTGTGAACTCTTGGGAAGTCTTGAACCACCCAGAAATGGATACCCCTGATAAAGTAAGTACAGCTGTAAGGGAGTTAGCTGCGGTTGTTAAAGGTTTCTCGGATTATGAGAAGGCAGTAGTAGCAGCTAACATGCAGAACTGGCCTTACTGGGGAACACTGAGTAGCCCTATGTACGTTACAGAGTACGAAGGTGCTCTTGCTGTTCTGGGCATTCCACCTCAGATGGTACAGGATGCTATGGAGAACATGGACTTCAGTGGTAGGAAATCTACTTCAGACTTAGATAGAACCCTCAAGCTTTTCTTGCGTCAGTCTAATGCTGAACTTGCAAGGGAGGCAGAGAACGGGACTATCGATGAGAGACGTTCTTTAGAGATCCAGCAGAAGTGGTTAAGCTATGTAGTAGCTATCTCTGACCCATCTGAAAGAGAGTACATATACTCAGAGTGGACCAAGAACTCGCTTACAAGTCAGACCAAGAACTACGAGTCGTACATCAAACCTTACATAGACAGCAGTGATGTAACAGACTACATTACAGAGTTGACTGCCTTACGAGGTAAAGCGACTACAGAAGAAGCACGTAGACAGATAGATGAACGTCTTGAGTTCTACAAGCGCCTTGACACAAACAACGAAGAGTTATATAGATAATGGTTGATGTGGTTGATTTAAGCTCTCAGATTGAGACGCAAACACAAACTGCCGCTAACACCACTCCTACCTTCCAGCCTAGCGCAAATCCTTACGAGGGTTTGGTTAGCGCTGTAGGGATGGGGCTGGATATGTACCGCAAGGCAGAGGCCATGCAGAAACTTGAGGCCCTCCAGTTACGTCAGGAGGACCAAGAGTTGAAGATAGCTGAGGGTACCCTAGGACTAAGGGACCTTCGTGCTAACATGGCTGCTCAAGGTGCTAGTGCTGTAGATATTCAAAAAGCGGAGAAAGAGTACCTCAAGAGCCTTGGCGATGCTACCATGCAAATGGCGGTAATCCAAAGCACTAACAAGGTGACCAAGGGTAGCCTATCAGCTACGGTATCAGAGGCTGATGCTGTTGCACAGAGACGTATAGACCTTGAACAAGAGGCAGCGAGCCTTAGTGGGTACGTACCTTACAATCTGAAAGGTACACCTACCGATGAGGATCTACAACAGTTTATCTTACAGGGTAAGCATGTGCAAGGCAAGCTGGCAGCAGATACCTCTAGAGCGGCCCTAGAAGCCTCTCAGACAAGCAATGCAGAGACAGCTAGACGTATCACTGTCCGTAACTTCGGAAGCACCGTCAGCACCCTTGTAGGAGCTCAGGCAAGCTCTCTGGTTACTGACGCATTCGAGGTAACTGACTTCAAGAACCCTGCACAGCGCACAGAGTTAATTCAGGGCTTGCAGGCCCAAGCCTTACAGATCAGAAACTCTGTACAACAGGCAGCCCAAGCTCAGGGTCTAGCCCTCTCTCGTGAGGAGCTCGATTCGATAGTTGGTGGGATTACGCAACAAACTGACCTAGCTATTGAGTTCTTACAGAGTGACGCTGTTACTAAGATGAACAAGAACACTGGTCAGATTCTGATGCACAATGTTCTATTCGAGGCGTTGAATACTGGTAAGCCTTCTACAAGAAATGCAGCTGCTAGTGTCATTATGTCACTTATGTCAGGTGCCCCTGTAGACCTTACGGCAATCAATAACCTTAAGATAGAGGCTATGGATGCACTGGTTGAAGGTACAGCTGGTAAGGCTGACCCTCAGGACCCAGCTGTTGGATCTAAGGAAAGTGATAGTATTTTCCAAAGTGGATTGAAAGCTGTTAAGTACTTCTTCACTTCACCTAAGGATGAGTT